AATGCTGTAATGTCTCGTTATAACTCTTGGATGGGTAAGGTGGGTGCTAAGTATATGGCTGTAGTTCCTTGGGCTAGGCGTGGTATGAGCAAACCGCAATTTGATGAGGCTTATAACTTCTGGAGTCGAGTCGGCTCTTCTTATGGAGAGTTTAATGACATAGCACTACAAGAAGCAAAGAAAGCATTTAAAAGTGGTATATCTGATTTGAGGTCACATTTTGAGCGTGTCGGCGAATCGGCTTTGTCGATGGAACGCACAGGGTTGTCAGGTGCTTTAGGTCAGTCTTTAGAAAACCTAGGTCAATTCATAGATGTACCGGGTAAAGCTATGGCTGCTGTCGATGCAAGGTCAAGGATGAGGATAGCACACGCCATGACTAAGTCTAAAGCCAATTATGATTGGAGGATGGCTAAGTTAAATGGTGAAGAAGTTCCTGATAATTTTGATGAATACTATAAAGGGTTTTTAAATAAAGTATTTACCGAAGACGGTACACGCTTGATGAATGAAGACCAAGTAAGAAGACAAGCTGTTTTGAACGCTGAAAAGGAAGGTGTAAAGTCGGAAGACTTAGCTTCTTATATTGATAATTACGTACAAAATAATTGGGATAAATCCACCAGCAACTTTGTAGATTATGTTCAGCGTAATGTGAAAGAGATAACCTTCACGGATGAGTTGGGTGAGTTTGCGGAATTGAACACATTAGAAGTACCCGTTAAAGGTTTGGAAAATATGCTTAATACATTTCCGTTATTAAAAACTATACTTAATCCATTCCAAAGGACAGGCAGGAATATTATAAGGGAAGGTTTAAGTACTACCTCTGCATTAGCTGATGTGCCGGGATTAAAAAAATTCTCAGATAAAATATGGTCTAAAACTGTGCAAGATTTAAACAGCAACGATCCAATTATAGCCGCTCGTGCAAAAGGTAGGCAAATAATAGGTGCAGGTATAATAGCAACTGCTTGGGGGATGGCTGAAGCTGGTTTGTACGAAGGTATGATTTCTCAGAACTGGAAGAAAAGAGAGAACGTACAGACAGGTACAGGATTAAACGATTACGAGTTAAGACTACCAGACGGTGAGGGTGGTGTTATAAGTGTGGGTATTTCCGCACTAGAACCGTTCGCAACTGTAATGAATATAGTAGCAGATACTCATACACTTTCAAAAGGTAGTATGGCTCAGAAAAGAGAAGCTATGTCTGCATTGAATATCTTAGCTTTAGTGGTTTCTAATAACATAGGTAATAAATCTTACTTTAAAAACTTAGGTGATGCCTTGCAGTTGATTACGGTTACTAGTGAATCCGAGGAAGCCGTTGAAGCTAAACGCATGAGGTTGTTTAAAGGTATGCTGGGTGCTGGTGTTCCTTCTGCTATGAATGCTATGTCAATGGCTACTGATGATTTTAGAAGGCGTAGTGATGACATACTTAAAATGCTTGCTAAGAGAATTGGAGGCATTGCTAAGGAGGTTCCAGTACGCAGAGATATGTGGGGAGAACCACAACAGCTGCATAAAAGTGATATAGCACAGGCTGGAAGTTTAATAAATCCGTTTAAGGTAGGTAGACGATTAATGGATGTAGATGACTATGTTGTGCAAGATGAAGACGGTCTTAGAAGATTCGATAAAGAAAAGTTTAAAAGTATCAATTTAAAAAATAAGGAAGAGGTACGCAATGCAGCTTGGGCTGTCGCTTTAGAACTAGATGGGGAGTATCACTTTAATGGAGGTACTAGTATAAAGGACGGTATAGAATTACAAGAAATTATACACCCCGAAACCCGTATTGATGCTTTTGAGCGTTGGCAAGAGATATATAAGAATCAAAAGATTGATGGTTTAACGGTTCAACAAGCTACTGTTGTATTAGCTAGACAGTTAACCACTCCGACTAAGTTAGACCCCAACAAAACACCTGAAGGGTTTAAGCAGAAAGATAAGAGGATTGAATTGTTTAGGAAAGTTTTAAACGGTTACAAGAAAGTAGCTTACGAAAGAATGAGGCAAGAGTACCCAGTGCTAATTCGGCAAGAAAAAGAAGATAAAATTCGTAACGCTCTGTTAACTACATATCCAGACGCTGAACAATTAAAACGCATAACCTCAGAAATGCCAGTCGAAGAGTACAAGAAAACGCAACCTGATACTAGATTGAAGGAACTATTAAAGAAAACCCCGTATGTTCCTGTAACTCTTGCCGACTAAGGACTTGCTCTTCTCTCTCAATAATTAATAATATATCATCATGGCTAACACCTACGTAGACTACACAGCGACAGCATCTCAAACAGACTTTGCTTTTAATTTTCCATACCTTGAGGACGAACACATTAAGGTTTACATCAATAGTATAGAGAAACTTCAAAGCGATTTTTCTATATCAACATCTCCCGCTACGAAGATTGTATTAAATGTCCCAGCTACGGGTGGAGAGACAGTGCGAGTTCGTCGTAAGAGTCAACCAAACGAAGATCTTGTGGATTTTGTAAACGGTTCTGTATTAACGGAATCTGAGTTGGATAGAGGTTATCGACACACCCGTTATCTTGCAGAAGAAGCCAGTGAGTTTGCGTCTGTATCTTTAGAGCTTGAAGGTGTTTTAGCAGGTAGTCAAATAGAGGACGGTACTGTATCAACCACAAAAATAACAGACGGTGCAATCACTGAGGGTAAGTTGGCTGCTGGTGGTGTTACGACAGCTAAGTTAGGTGCAGACGCAGTGGATGGCACTAAGATCGCAGATGATTCTATAGACAGTGAACACTATGTAGATGGTAGTATCGATACCGCACACATAGCTGATAATCAAATAACAGCTGCTAAGATCAGTGATGCCGATGCTACATTTAATATACAGTCAAATGGGAATGTAGGTATTGGTACGGATACGCCCGCAAAGGCACTGCATGTAAAGGGTGGTGTGCGTATAGAATCAAACGATCCTAATTTTACAAATATAACAACTATTGAACCAAATACAGCATCTGGTGGCTTAAAGTTTACTGGGTCTAGTGATGGTTTTCACTTTGATATTGGCAATACTCCCGGCAGCGATGCTCTTTTTGTGCGTCAACCGGGGATCAGTGCACCTACTGGTAAATCAGCTGTTATTGGAATTAATACCGTTAATCCATCTATACATTCTCAGTTAGACTTTGGAGGTACAGAGGGCGGCGTCCTTTTGCCTAGATTAACTACAACTCAGCGTAATTCAATAGGAGATGTAGACCCTGTAGTAACTTCAGCATCACTAAATGGTTCAATTATATACAATACTTCTGTTAATAAATTCCAAGGCATAGCTAACGGACAGTGGGTTGATTTACACTGATAATACAAGATGATCGAATCTATCTCTGGCTTTCTTAACACCGCTCTTGTCGTCGCTCTTGGCGTGATCGGGTGGATTATCAAACGTTTAATTGAACGCTTAGACGTTGGCGATAAACGACTTACAAAGATAGAAGTAGAGTTAGCAGCACAACGAGAAAGAGACGCTGCTGTTGAAAGTAGAATAGGTAAGGTTGAGACTGCTATAAACGAGATGCACAACAAACTTGACCGCATGATGGAGATATTAATTAAGAAATGAGTCTATATAAAAATATTAATAAACGTAAGAGCTTAGGCATTAGCCGCAGTAAAAAGAAGTCAACGATCACACCAAAGGCTTACGCTAATATGAAGCGTGGCTTTCCGAAGAAGAAGAAGTGAGTGTATCTTTGTCGATAGGCAGAGGTGAGAAAAGCAAGAAGGGCGGACTCACTGCGAAGGGTAGACGGAAGTACAACAGAGCTACTGGCTCTAACTTGAAGGCTCCTCAGCCTGGCGGTGGTCCACGTAAGCGTTCTTTCTGTGCTCGTATGGGCGGTAACGAGGGACCTATGAAAGACAGTAAAGGTCGTCCTACTCGTAAGGCTTTAGCGTTGAGTAGGTGGAAGTGTTAACAGATGGCTAGACCGTACAGAAAACCTCGTGTTGTTAGACCGAGTCCATTAATAGCTCAATACAATACACTTGGTGCGGTTGCTGTGGGAAGTGCGAAGGAAGCGGTAACTACAGCAACGGCTGCTAAAGTAGTGACAGATTCAATTACAACTGACCCTGACATCATAGGGTTAAGTGGTGGTAATGCACCGTTGAGTGACCCACAGATTGATTCTTTAAGAGCTGATGCTAGTGATAACTTAGATGTTTACAACGGAGGAGGAGCATAACAAATGGCTACATTTAGTAAAAGAATACAACTTAGACGAGACACCACAGCTAACTGGGCATCCAGCAACCCTGTGTTACTTGAGGGCGAATTAGGAATCGAGTTAGACTCAGCACGTAATCGTATAAAGATAGGTGACGGTTCAACAGCTTGGAACGATTTGCCGTACTTTTTAGATGCACGTGAAGAGGAAGTCGGAGATTACAACGATTTCTTAGACGGTCTGAGTACACCATAGATTTAGATGAGCAGTTTACTTACACAGTTAGGTCAGAAGGTTAAAGCGAAGCTTGATAACAAGTTTGATAAGTCTGGAGGTTTAATAAGCGGTGCGGTAAATATATCACAATCCCTGCAAATTGGATCATACCTAACATCTAGTTTACCGGAACCAGGAACGTCAGGACGTTTAATATACGTTACTGATGGTGACGGAAATGGTGGTCCTTGTATAGCCGTTGACGATGGGGATGAGTGGAAAATAGTAGAGCTAGGTGGTGCGGTTCCTACTGCTACTCATATACTTGCGGAAGACGGAGACAGTTTAACTACTGAGGCTGGAGCTATTTTAATAACCGAGGCTACTTGACAGTTATAACCTGAGCTTATACTCTTTATTCACATTCATTAACCTCAAAAGAAAGTATATATATTATGTCTAGTTTGCTTACCCAGTTGGGTCAAAAAACAAAAGTAGAGCTTGATAAGAAGCTCGCCCTTGCTGGCGGAACCATGACTGGGGCTTTGACCCTTAGCGGTGCTCCNACAGCCAACCTTCACGCCGCTACCAAGCAATATGTTGATGGTGAAATCTCGACTGTTAGCTCCAGTGTTTCTACTAACACAAGCAACATCTCGACGAACACAAGTAACATCAGTGGTCTTCAGACTGAACTTGACGCTACTCAAGCTGGTGCAGGTCTTGGTACTGACGGTTCTTACACAGCTAATGGTTCTGCCAACTACATCAGTTCGGTAGCAACTCTTCAAGCTGCTGATAACGCTCTTGACGCTCAGATCAAAACAAATGCTGACGCGATTGCTTCTAACGACTCTGACATTTCTACCTTACAATCTAACGTAAGCTCGAATGACTCGGATATCGCTACTCTTCAGTCTAACGTTAGCTCCAACGACAGTGACATCAGTTCACTTCAATCTGACGTTTCAACTGCTCAGTCTGATATCTCCACTCTTCAATCGAACGTAAGCTCGAATGATAGTGACATCAGCACCTTGCAAAGCAATGTTTCCAGTAACGATACTGACATCTCTGCTCTGCAAACTAAAGCTGGTT